ACAAAAGAAAAAGCAGTTAAGATTGAAAAATTGTTAGCAGAATTAAATCCTGCAATGAAGCTCAGTGACATCAAGGCGTGGGCCAAGATGATGTCTAAGGCTGATAAAGAAGAACTGTTTGATAAAATGGGCTTCGATAAGAAACAAAGAAAAGAATACGAATGATTCAATTGGCTGAACAACCTTTTAATTGTAGTCACTGTGGTAAGGCCTTCATGAAAGAGAAGACTTTGTTTGCCCACATGTGTGAACCTAAGCGTAGAGCAATGCAAAAGGATGAAAAACGTGTTCAGAGTGGATTTTATGCATTTAATCAGTTTTATAAAATTAGACAAGGTGCAAAAAAGCAAAAAACCTATGACGAATTTTGCAAGAGTGCATACTACAACGCATTTGTAAAATTTGGCAGTTTCTTAAACAATGTAAGTCCGCTATATCCAGAGAAGTTTATAGAGTTTGTAATCAAGAGTGATATCAAACTTGATCACTGGTGTAGAGATGAGTTATACGACACGTATCTTTATGAAATGTTGAAGATAGAACCAGTAGAAGCCGCATGCCAACGCACTATCACAACAATGATTGAATGGAGTGACACCAGCGGTGCTCAATGGAATCATTATTTCAATTATGTTAACTTTAATCGTGCAGTACATGACATCAGAAATGGAAAAATATCTGCATGGGTCATATTAAACTGTGCAAGTGGTAAGAAGATGCTTGAAAACTTTAATGACGAACAATTAGAACTCATTGACAAGGCACTTGACATTCCATATTGGGTCAAACATTTTAAATCTAACAAAGATGATGTTGCTGTCGTAAGAGAAATCTGCGAAGGGAGTGGAATTGAGTAATCCTCTGCCATATTCGGGCGCACTGAGAAGATTTTGTGAATCATTTGAAGCTGTCCCGGGGCCAAGTGACCGCAAGTTCTATAGACGTACTAGGGTTGACTGGTCCGACTATAATGACCCTAGGGTTGATTACGTTACTGAGACTGTAGATGCTGTAGCAATACATATTCCTATCCATAGATTAGATGAATTTGTTAGCGCAATTGATGAACAGAGATATAAAGAGATGGAAATACGTGATAATGTGCCTGCTGTGAAATTAGCATATGAACGTTACCAACTAATGCTAAAAATGTGTGGAGGCGACTATGCCGGATATTGATATTGACTTCGCCGACAGAAATCGAGTGCTAGATGTAGTAAAAACTATCACGGCAGTCAACGGAGATAAGAAACATAACACAGGTGTGTACTGTCATTCGATTCCTTACAATCCTTTAACAGGTTTATCTACTATTGATTACAAAGAAGCGGAAGATAGGGGCTATTTTAAGATAGACTTTTTGAATGCCAGCGTCTATAACTCAATAAAAAGTGAAGAACACATCAAACATTTGTTATCTGTTGAACCACTATGGGATTTATTGGAACAAAAAGAGTTTTGTGATTTGATATTCCACGTAAATGGATATCATAGTTTGATAGCGGAATTGAAACCTAGAACTATCGAAGAGTTGGCGATGTTTTTAGCCTTGCTCAGACCGGGGAAGAAGCATCTCGTCCCAATAGTCAGTGAAAAAGGCTTCGAGGCGGTCAAGGATGAAATCTGGGTTAAAACAGAAGACGCTTACTACTTTAAGAAAAGTCATGCTGTGGCGTATGCTCATGCTATTGTGGTACAAATGAACCAAATTTGTGAATCAATCAGCTACGGGTATTCTTAGGAACCCTTACTAACTGTATTGATTTTCGTTTTATTCGTTTTTCTGCAATTTCACTTAAATTTACGGTTGGGCCAAACAATACTTGAACGTCCTTACTGGCAAAAGTTTTTATGTAGGGCCTGAAATATACCATTTCAGCCTTTAAGAAAATATTAATGGGAATTTTTCGGTTACTTTCCCACCACCATGTGTCGCCTAGCTCTAAAAAGCTGGTTTTTTCAAATTCTGTGCGTATAACGCCAAAGTCGTAGATGCTGGTTACGTTAGAATCATTGTTTATAATGATGCCGACGTACTCATTTTCATTAACTTTTACGCAACTGATAAATGGAAACTTGTTTTGGAATTCTTGATCTTTGTTTGACTTCATTTAACCTATAAATATGTGTTATGCAGAAATTACCTGTCTATTTATATACCAACTCTTATAGCATCACGCTAGATTTGGACAACTCACGGGGTGTTAACAACGTCATGTACCAACGAAATATCATATTCCAGAAAGGACTGAAAAATAAGGTCCAAATTCAGTTCAAAAATTCCGACCAAAAACCGGTATCGATCTCAAGTGGTACTTTTTTCTTTAGAATGTTCGACAACAACAATGTTATGCCATTCCAACCTAAACAGTTAGAGGTGCTAGACGACGGCGTTACCACAAGTACACGAGGTTTAGCCTTGCTAACATTAGGCGAAGGCGACACAGTTGATGTTACACCTAAAAAATACACCTTTAGCATCACAGCATTAGACACTGATGGTAGCTATGTGCCAACCTATGCCAACACTTACTATGGTGTTAATGGTACAGCTGAGATACGTGAGGATGTTGAACCATTTTTGACCGAAAGTTTTTTAACCGATGCGTTCAACTGGTATCGTGATACTCCACTCGACCGTCAAGGTATGCCACAAATGAACTGGTGGACATTTAGCAGTGGTACAATTGAGGTAAATCCTGCACTAAACACTAATGTCGGTTTACATACGTTTGCATTTTACCTAACAAATTTCAAAGGACACATTGATGTCTATGGAACTTTGGAAAATACACCAAGCGGACAAGGCAACGGTAATGAGTCTTATGCTCTATTAGAGTCAATACCTTACTCTAAGAATTTTACTGGTGTAGATTACCTAAATATTAGTGGAAATTATACCAACTTCAAAGTCAAGTATGTACCGGATGCCGACGGCAGTGGTGCAAATTGGTACGGTGCTGGTGTGCCAGGCAATCCTATTACTGGACAACAATACTGGCCTAACGGAAAGATTGACAAAATCCTATTTAGAAGCTAAAATAGTTGCATGAACCTGATTCAAGCGACTTTTATAAATTTCTTACCTCCGAAAAGAAAAGCAACTCCAAGTGGCTGGATCAGTTTCAACGCACCCTGTTGCGTCCATAATGGTGACTCTCCAGACAAACGCCAACGTGGTGGTGTAAAAACCTCAGGTGACGACGGTTTTCAGTATCATTGCTTTAACTGTGGTTTCAAAGCTGGTTGGATGCCTGGTAAACTATTAAGTAAAAACACTAAAAATCTCATGAGGTGGATGGGAGTACCAGATAGCGACATCAGCAAGCTATCACTGGAAGCACTCAAGAATAAAGAAGAATTAGACAAAACACCTATACCCCTAAATTTTGGGCTCGAACCACGAAATTTGCCAGAAAATTGCAAAACTATAGACCAGTGGATTGACGAAGGTTGCGAGGATGAGGATTTTTTAAATGTAGTTGCTTACGTGCTTGACCGAGGTATGGAGCTTGACTGGTATGACTGGATGTGGACTCCAGAGGCTGGTTACAAAGATCGCGTAATTTTGCCATTTTTTCACAAAAATGTGGTTGTAGGCTGGACAGCTAGAAAAATACGTGATGGCAAGCCAAAGTACTTGACCACTGCTCAACCAGGTTACGTTTTTAATTTAGACAGACAAGATGAAAATAGGAAATTTGTGATTGTTGTTGAAGGACAGTTTGACGCCATTGCAGTAGATGGTGTTGCTATCATGCACAATGAACCAAATCCCACTCAAATTTCACGAATTTCTGCACTAGGACGTGAAGTCATTATTGTTCCCGACAATGACAAGCCCGGTGCTAAATTAATATCCGCGGCCATAGACAATCATTGGTCAGTAAGTTTGCCAGACTGGGGGCCAGACGTTAAAGACGTAGCAGATGCAGTGAAGAAATTTGGCAGAATTTACACACTTTTTACCATCTTACAATATCGTGAGACAGGTGAGACAAAAATTAAACTATTAAAGAAACAACTTGAAAACAAACATGACGACTAATCAAATACCTAACTACAGTTCAGACGTTCAGAAGCTTTACATCGAAATGTTCATGAGCGATGCTGAGACATTTTTTCGGTGTAACAACATATTTGACCCTGAAAATTTTGACAGAAAATTCCAGGACATTGCGACCTTCATTAAGAAGTATGTTGATGATTATAAAGTCATGCCTGAGGCAATGATTGTTAATGCGGCATGTGACGCTGACTTAAATCCGGCGGCATTACCTAAGGAAAACTATGAATGGCTGATGACAGAATTTGAGCAATTTTCACGTCATAAAGCACTTGAAAGAGCAATTTTAAAATCAGCTGATTTGTTAGACAAAGGTGACTATGGTCCAGTAGAAAAGATGATTAAGGATGCTGTACAGATCAGTTTGCAGAAAGACATGGGTACAGATTATTTTGAAGATCCGCGTAAGCGTCTTGAAGGATTGAAGAACACAAACGGTCAAGTTAGCACAGGATGGCCCAGCGTTGACAAGAAACTGTATGGCGGCTTTAACAGAGGTGAACTTAACATTTGGTGTGCGGCGTCAGGTGGCGGTAAGAGTTTGTTCTTGGCTAACCAAGGAATTAACTGGGCACTTGCAGGTTTGAATGTTTTATATCTAACATTTGAATTGGCTGAAAATTTAGTGGCCATGCGTATGGATAGTATGATTACTGATATTCCAACTCGTGAAATTTTTAAGAGTCTTGATGACGTTGAATTAAAAGTTAAGATGACTGGCAAGCGAGCAGGTAGCGTACAAATCAAATATATGCCAAGTGGTAAGAACGCCAACGACATCCGCAGTTATTTGAAAGAGTATCAGGTTAAGAAAGGTTATAAGCCAGATGTTATCCTAATTGACTATTTGGATTTGATGATGCCATTAAGCATTAAAGTCAGTCCAAGCGACTTGTTTGTTAAGGACAAATATGTGTCAGAAGAGTTGCGTAACTTGGCAATGGAAACACAGGCTATTGTTGTAACTGCTTCACAGTTGAATCGTTCAGCTGTTGAAGAGATTGAATTTGATCACAGTCATATTTCAGGTGGCTTGAGTAAGATTCAAACTGCTGACAACGTAATTGGTATCTTTACAAGTCGTGCAATGAAGGAACGTGGACGTTATCAAATCCAGTTTATGAAAACACGTAACTCGTCAGGTGTTGGTCAGAAAGTTGATTTAGAATTTGATGTAGACACTTTGCGTATTAAAGACTTGGGTGAAGACGAAGGATATAATTCTGCTCCTAAGACCAGTATCTATGAAGGTCTTAAAAAGACATCTACTGTTGTTGATAAAGAAACAGGTGAGATTAAAACTAATCCAATGGAAGGTATTGGAGTAAACAAGATCAAGGGTGTTGCGGGATCAAGTAAAGTTAGAGAATTACTTGCAGGACTTAATCCTGAAAAAGATTAAAACAGCGTAGATATTTTTTGATTAACACAGTGGCTAATTGCCCTTTGCCACTGTTCTTCGCCTGTACCGCTCAGGCATATTTCTTCATTTGCATCTGCGGTTAGCCAAACATGATCCGGCGACCAAGGTGCAATGCCACTCATTTCTCCGTCTAGTTGACCAGCACTCCAAGCGGCTAAACCAATTCCTGCTCTCCACATTATCGGCCCGTCTCCACCTGCTATTGCCGATAATATTCCTAAGTCTCCAGTGATGCCTAAATTAGGTGCTATCTGTAGAGTACTTGCACTTGACCAATCCATAGTGTGTACAATATGAACCCTGGTTGGTTCAACTGGGCCGCCTATGTATACTGCTTCGTGACCGTTATAATTAATGCCTGCGGCACTCATAACTGTGGCAATGTTTATTGCTGATGCTTCTTTGTTGACCATAACTCCCCATGCTCCATTGACTCCGTGCTGTGCAAGAAGTATCACACTTTTAGCAAAGTGAGAGCTTTGATTTTTTGGTTGAGAAACGAGGATTTTGCCTCCAAGTGAATTGAAACTGGTCATACGCATATTTACGCCATAAATATAATCATATGTACATCTTTGAATATAATCCACCAATTGAACTGCACGACGAGCTAAACCCTGCTCTGTGGGACGGTGAAGAAATTAGACGCGAAATCCAGGTCAAACTGCTTAAAATTGGCCGAGAATTCTACGATTTTTTAGGGGTTTCGGCGCCGATCGAAGACGTTTTAATCACGGGGTCTCAAGCCAACTACGTGTATACTAAATGGTCTGATATAGATCTTCATTTAGTTATTGACTACAATAAAGTTGATTATGACGGGGATGTAAAAAAGCTGTTTGATGCCAAAAGAAAGGAGTGGAAACGCATGTATCCACTGAAACTTAAAGGCATCCCAGTTGAACTGTATGCAGAAAATTCTAACGAACCTGCGGTAACATCTACCTACAGTTTGATATCAAACGAGTGGCTTAAGAAGCCTGCGGCTCCATTAAAAACCTACGATTACGATGGGGTAAAAAACCTGGCTTATCAGTGGGAAATTGTGATTAAAAAAGCCATTGATGTTAATGAGCTTGCTGTGCTCAACAAGATCAAAACTATGCTAAGTCTTTTCCGCAGAAAGAGTCTAGCACGTGATGGGGAATTTGGAACAGGAAATCTAGCGTTCAAAGCCCTTCGTAATAGCGGTCATATTGCAGACTTATTAACGGCTGTAGAAACGCTAGAAAATTAAGATTTTAACCAGGGCGGTGCGTGAGCAGTAATCTTAGTTTCTTCTAACTGTTGCAGTTGAATCTTTAAATTATCTGTCAATCGAATGATTTCGTCTTCACCTAAAACAGCTTCTATTAATTCCTCGCACTGTTCTTTGCTGATGTTAGCAAAGGGCACAAATTCATCTGTTTGCTCCAAGATCCAATCGTGCGGTATTTCTGTAGTGTCATAGATAGGCGCAGAGTTGCCTTGATCATCACTGCCAGTTAGTGTCCAATAGATACGTGTGATTACATTTTGGTGAGGACCAACTCGAGCAGTTGTTTCAAACTTGGAGAAATCCCAAGAGTATGTAAATTGCACTTGACTCATATTATTTTGGTACCATAGGAGTAGGTCTTGGGTTATCTAGCGCAGGATCACGACCAATCCACTCTTCTAATTCTTTATAATTGTTTACACGAACGCCATCACTTCTGTAAATTACAGGTAGTATGCTCCAATCCGGACTTGCGGCTTCAAAATCTCTCCATTTCCATGTAAAGTTATCTACTATACGTAGATCTACTTGCACTCCTGCATCTTTTAATCTTTTTAACAGGTAGTTACTGAAATTACATTGTGGCAATGGTCTACTCCACAGTACACAAGCGTTTGGGTTAGGTGTTGTCATTCTTTATCTCTCCTTAGATGTTGGCTCTAACCAACCAAGAATATTTAATACTGCCGGCACTGGCATGTGAGTTAGTTGTATTATTACTAATATTTTTATCACTGTTGTAAACTGGAATCTTAATAGAGTTGGTCATTTGATATGGCGCATTTCTTCCAGATGTAAAGCCTAGTGTGATGCGGTCAGTTTTGTTACCGACAATGTTAGGCTGTACAATATAAGTTAAATCAGGATATAGGAAAACTTCGCAAGTACCTTTGTAGTACTCAGAATTTGTGCTGTCAACAAAGCTGATAGCCAACTCACCATATGTAATACCTGAGCAGTCTACAGTCAATAATGTTGCAGTAGTTCCGTAAGTCTGTGCGGCTGGCATGTCAACAGTACCAGGAACTGCTATTGGTTCAGATCCATGGATACCACCAGGAGCTGTTCCGTAACCGTCCTCAAGACCAATCCTAGTGATAGTATCAGTTGTTTGGATGTAATAGGTAGCAGCCGCTTGATAAGTGATAGTAGTATCAATGGTAAAATATGCTGTACCACCTATAGCACTAACTGATGTTACGTTATAGAACTGTTGTAAATTTTGATCAAATATAACCCACTGGCCTGACTGATAGGCATTACCAATTTGATTGATTTGGTTGGCCCATTGACTTGCGGCTACTGGAATAACGTTAGTACTGGTTGAGCTGGCGCTGGCTGTTACAATACCTGTAGGAGTAAATGCACTACGAGCCATGTAGACATAATTTTGGTCAGCTTGTAGTGTACCAGCAATTTGATCTTTTTGTCCTTTTAATGTAGAAGGACTACTGATGTTTAATATGGTTGTAGTTGTGCTTAGACTGATACGTCCGTTGTTATCAACTGCAAGTCCTTGGCCAATTATAACACCACCTAATGTTGACTGTGTAGCTGGTGCAATACTAAATGTAGCTGGCTTGTTGACTAGGTCATTGTAGTCACCTGATGCCGCCACTGTGGCCAATCCCAAGTTAGCACGACCAATAGCTTTCTGTGGTGTGCTGTATGTAGTAGCTGTTGAGATGTCTAACTTGTTGCCCAGTTGGTTAGTTAGTAAACTTACTGTAGAAGTACTGGTGCTTAATAGTGATGCCAACTGTTGGATCACTGAGAATGTTGTACCGCTTGTTCCAACTAAATTTGAAACCGCTGTGGAAACTGCTGTGTTTAGTGTAGCAGTAGTAACATAAGCGCCTAGTGTTGCTGAAGTTAGATAACCTGTGTCATTGCGGAAAGCACTTACAACTGTTGGATAGTCTAACAAGTCATAGAAGCTGCCGCTGGTTGAAACTACCTTGAATGGAGGCAAGTGGGTAAGGTCGTTGTAGTCGCCTGTGCGTCCTACATTAGATATACTGCCTAAGCCGCCACCGCCTACACCGTTAGGATCAATCCATACAAAACCGCCTGTTGAATTGGCACTCAGGATCCATGTAGCTGTTGCTACATTATCGGTGCGCAACATGGTATTAGTGATCAAGTGTGTGGGGATTTGTACTTCGCTGATTTGTCCAGTTAATAGGCTAAAACTGCCGCCTACTTGATGACTGGCACCTTGGATTTCAATACCGCCAGGTGTAGTACCATCGCTGATTCTAAATGATAGGGTATCGAGGTCAACAAATATTTCGCCTCTATGGGGCGTAAATGTTGCTCCGGAAGCAAGGCCTTCTTTACCTTGATAACTGCGTACTGGCATAATGTTGGTTCCTTTTTATAGCACGGTGTGGTTAAATATGTTACTATGCTATTTACCGTTGATGTCAAACTTCCAGAGCCTCCACAGGCCGTCTACTTGGGTATTTTAAACTCAGGTTATTGTGTGCAAACAGCGCCGTTTATTCCAACGGCACAAGACTTTGATTGGGACGGAGAAATACCTGTTGATCAACAGGGCCGTCCTATACTGCCCGGGCAACCAGAGATGACCCTACTACAAAAGGGATTTGATCGTTGTATAGATCCTATAAACTGCCGAGCAGTAGATCTAGGACTTCGCAACTTTCAATGGCCTGGACACATCACAATGGACAAGCCTGTTAGAATGCGTTACACAACAACTCGCGTCAAAGCACGCCTGGGCTGTTGGGACATTGACTGGTTAGCTGAACTGGTAAATTCAGACGACAAGGTAGCAGTCAGCTACCTGCACTCACAACGCTGGTATCACCCAGGATAATTCAACCCTCTTGCATGTGAATCTTAAATATGCTATTATATACGCATATAAAGGATTCTAATGTACAAATTCACTCCCGGCCCATATGAGCCAGCACCCGTCCAAGAAGGGCAACCTTTAACCTTTAGCCAAACATGGACTTTTGGCGACATCATCTACTCAATGATTCCCATCAAACTCCTAGGCGGTGGCGAATTTTATCTTAGACTAGAAAACCTAGACAACTTGTGCAAAACTGTTATTGGCTGGCCAAATGGCGGTAGTCACTCGGGTCGCATGAAGCAGAAAGACTTTGATCTGCTGAAACCCTTGATCGAAGCGCAAGACTATATTCACAAGTGGGCTGTATGGGAAGGCGAGGCAATTACGCATCCTTTAGACAATATCTGTTGCTGGTTCTATGGTAATCAGATTGACAAGGGTCATTATGGTCGCCTGTACTCGCTGGCAGTGGGACTTGATCCTAATCAGTGGGAACCAGCTATTACTCAGCCCTGGCTCACACTAGGCGACAAACAGCCAATCCGTATTCCCGGCAAGCCTATTGTTATTTCTAAAACAGATCGTTATGGCAACGGACAAGTACACGAAGTTTGGGGTCGCATGCGTGATCAAATTGATCAGTGCGTGTTTGTGGGCACAGAAGAAGAGCATCGCAACTTCCAGCAGGATTTTGGTGTTACTGTTACCTACTACCCAACCAAGGATCTGCTAGAACTTGCACAGGTAATTGCGGGCGGCGAACTTTACGTGGCCAACCAATCAGTGGGCATGGCTATCGCACAAGGGCTAGGAGTTAACTTCTGGTGTGATCACCGCAAGGACAACTGTACGCTAGAAGGCTGTGAAACTTACTTTCGCAGATCAAACGGCTTTTACTTCTAACTGTTCTACACAGCCGTAGAGCATGAATTCAGAGGGCCAAGGTACAGAAGTAAACCAGGCCCAAAATTCTTCTGAGTAGGGTTGGATCTGTTGACACACTGATTCTCGCATGACAAAGGGTGTAGTTGGCGCTCGCAACTGTTGCCAGCCGTAGAGTTGCCACAGCTGATAGACCCACGCTCGATAGGGACCAGGATTGCGATGCAGTCTATGATCTTCTAGTGTACCCGGCACATGATCGCTGTCCCAAAACTCTATATCCTGATGCAGATGTATGGGCAGGCGCAGTTTGATTATCTGTTGTAGTAGCCAACCACTGGAGCGCACATGTCCCCACCGTTCAGCCCAGGTCACAGCCAGTGCCGCTTCTCGATCACTTATGAGTTCAGTGCGATTGATCACACGCTGACCTGGTATCCAATGCCCGCCGGGTTCATTTACCACAAGTATATCAGGCTTGAGTCTAAGAGCCAAGAGAATTTCAGGGTAATAAGAGACCACGCAGGTTTTCATGAGAGTTCCGGAACGCATCCTAGCCGCGAAGCGGCGAGCGGTACAAAAGAATTTTTCCACACACGTTATCTACCAACATAATCAAGTTCTAGGACAGCGAGTAAACCACTGACACCATTCCCACATATAGGCAAACTCCAAGCCTAGAACAAAGAATACCACCAAATAAACTAACCACTCGACCAAACCCATGGGTTCAGGCGCGGGTTCAGTCCACTGATAGTCGTTTAGGTCATCCGGTAAATTTGCCATAATAAGAAAGCCTCCGCTAGAGCCAGTAGGGCCAGCATAATCCACATTCTAAACTCAAAGGGCAGTCGCATTGCGTCCCCAACGTATCCGCATCCATACCCGCTCCATTAGATAGTGTACACCAGTTAGTATAATGTGAATTACCACAGCGTCACTCATGCCAGTCCATAGGGCTGTGATCAATAAGGCTATGATTCTATATGTGACAGTACGAACGAGTGTGCGAGCATGTGTTTCCATACCCTTAATTATGCCCAGCGTAGTAGGAATAAGGTACGATCTGGTGCTCGTTTAAAAGCTAGGGAGCAGTAGCCGGGTTTTAGTCCCCAACCCATGTTGTGATAGGCCCAGTGTGAGTAGTGATGACCTATATAAGACTCTAACCAGTCTTCAAGTATGATAATACTGTCAATCCAGTCTATTTGTTGGTCACAGCCGGGCCACGGAGCACAAGCTACATGCTCAAATGGATGTATGTCGGGTAAGTACATCTTGCCCGGTAACGACAAGCTGGTGCTCATAGTAATATTTAAGAAATATTACAAATTAATCGCTACAACCACAGCCTTTTGGACAATGACTAACTTCCCACCACTGTACATATGGTAGCGAGTGTGCTAGAGCCATTAGAGCCCACATACAAGTCATAGTGTGATCGTTTAAGCCACATACTGCACTAGATTGGAACAAGCTATAGACAAACCCTAGTAAGAATAGTGGTCCGGGAGCAAAACGAAGAGTCTGTTTGATTAGATAGTAAGTGTACAAGCGTGTCATACACTTATTTAGACTATAAGATGGTTTTTATGGGATTTGATCGTACCCAGTCTGAATTGGTGGGTACGTAGTGTGCATAAGTGCTCATTATATAGCGATCAACGCCGTCGGGATCTGGTTGTCCACGATGTGTATGTGTCCAGAAGGTAGGAAACACAACTGCTCGCCCTTTACGTGACTCTATAACTGTAGAATCATGCATAAACTCTGTGCCACAAGCATTATCACTCAAATAGACTATAATACATAGTATGCGATGTGGTAGAGCTAGATTATGTTCACTGTGCCAACGATCGTAGGAGTAAGTGGGCGGAAAATGTTTGAATCGCCAAGGACTAAACGCTAGAGCGTTGTCCATGTAGTCTAGTGAGAGAAAACGTGATCTATACTGATCAAGTAGATCTGAACTTAGCTGAGCAAGTGGCATATTCGTAAGCTCAAGATCCAAATGACGATAGCCCATATGTGAAGCTAAATGCCGGCTGGACAAGCCCTGAGCAAGACTAGACTCAATGATCTGATCACAAGCACTAACACTTAGCGCATCTTCAACTACCAGCGTGAAATCAATCATAACGATGGCCTAGCGCATAGTCGTCTGGATCTTCTAATACTAGAGGACAGCAGTCACTAAAGCGAAGCACAAATTCCGTATATATAGAAGTTTCTATTGGCACCCAAAAGCGTGTGCGATTAATGTGTACTTCAACTTGAAGCTTATGCTGAGAGATGAATGCAAATACTTCTGCACAGCGTGGATTCTGTGTGAGTACATAGTATTGTCGTGTGCGGGGAATCATATAGGGATATTTAAAAATTTTTAGCGCAAAATTTTTTGATCTTGATTCTCAGGGTGGGGAGAAGTTTTGAGCTGGTAGAAAATTTTGTAGCAAAAATCAAGAGTGGTGGCAGATCTCGGCCCCTGGTGATCTAATCTAACTGGGGGGTGATTTTACCAATTTACGGCATGCGCTGTTGCTATTGCGCAACAGTAAGCATGCTTAGTGGCCGGCCACCCCCACCTGGCCACCCCCCACCCCTAAGCATGCTTTCCTTAGACTAACTCTTCGTCCACGGGCTTCATATCGAAGTCAAAGCCTTCAGCCTCCAGCTCTGCGACTGCTTCGTTGAACAGGCTTTCGATCATGCGTACATTGTCGGCGATGCGCTTGTCCTTCTTGCGCTTGCCTAGTGCGCTACCCTTTACGTACATCATAGCATAGTGCTCTGCACAGTACAGCGAGCCCTGCACTAGATCATGTGCGCCACAGTAAGGGCTAGGCCCTGTGTGTGTACGTGCATCGTATGTGGGCCCTAGGTATGTACAGCCGTACTGCTTGAGCGCAATGCGATCACTGTTGTCTGTGTACATGTCATGCTCTCCGCATGCAGGTAGTACGAGCCATAGCCGCCCAGTTGGCTGGGAATGCCTTGCGCAGGTCTGCGATCTTAAGCACCATGCGCAGGCTCAGCTCACGCAACTTAGTCTGGTTGTCAGTAATGAACTCAACAACTTCATCCTTCTGGATAGGCTCAAACTCGTATGCATCCAACATGCCATCGCCTACGATCTGTTTAATGCGTAGGATCTTCTCACGTGTTGTATCCATGGTCAAGTCTAGGTAGTGGCAACGTGACTCTAGTGCATCCAAGTGATCGCGTAGCTTCTTGCTCTTCACGTGCTCGAACTTGATGTTGGTAATAAAGATAGCCGCGCCCTTGAACTCGAAACGATCTGGAATGCCTTCTGAGCGTAGTATACGTGAGTCTGTGTTCCAGCTAATGAAACGCTTCTTGGATGAGTCTAAGGCACCCTTCAAGATGTTTAGGGAAAGGTCCTCTAACAGGATTGAGTCACAGTCGTCGAAGACCAGTACGTGTTTAGCGTCTGAGTATTCGTACAGCTTCTTGTACAGACCGATAGCTGACATAGCGCCTTTTACCACTTCATACTTGGGCTTGCGCTCACCTAACACATCAAAGATACCGTCCTTTGACAGTACTTCTTCTACACCAAAGGATTTGCCCACGCCTGGGGGACCACTTACGATCATAGCGCGAACATCACCACGGCGCACGGCACGTGTCATCTCTGTGAGGATATCGAATCGCTCTTTGAGACGAGTCATGATGCTTTCATCTGATTCGCGAGCTACTTCTTTCTCACGTGCCTTGATAGCTTCTTTGTCGAACTCTAAGAGGTTAGTTGCGAGACTTGCTTTTGCCATATGTGCCTTTCTGTTAATGTGTGTGTATTATACGATCAAATGCGGAACTTGTCAAGTAGTTCTTTGACTTCTGGTTCCACTGTTTGGATCTCGTCCATGACCGTGGCTACCATCATGTTGAGCACCACAAGAGCGTCCTTGCGAGTGTCTGCTTCCAGGCTTTGGATAAAGCTGAGCACGGCGTCTTTACCATTCATCATCCACAGAACATCAGCGATCGCTCGCTGACGCTGTGTCAAGCCTTCTATCTCAATCATTGTGCGAAGATCTCTTTGCTGAGAATGTCATTCTCTACTGCACGATGGCAGACATTCATGGCCTGCGTTACGAATGTGTAGACCAGGGCTTTCTCTTTGGGAGTCAGCTGTTCAATGCGCTCTTGTAGCTCACCGAATGACTCTGGTGTGTAAAAGAAGCCGTTGAATGGAATTGGGTTGTTAACGATATTGTACATTATTGATCCTCCAATACACGAATTGCCAAAGCACCACACGCCATGACCAAGAGTCCTACCACTGCGATCGCTGTGCTGGATAGGAGCTCGGCTGTGTCTACACTAGACTCAACACCACCAACACCACCCAGCACGATCACCAGTCCTGCTGTAAAACAAATCATTGCACCGTCTCTATTCATATCTGCTCCTTTAGTGTTTAAGTGTGTAGTATAGCACAGGAATTACCATTTGTCAACCCCTGTGCCCAAAGACCCTTTAGTCTAGTCGGCTACCAGCGTAGGCCTTCAAACCCAGCGCCTGCAGGTAGTTGGCATAGGCATAGGCACCAGCTTCTTTGATGTCGATGTTTTGGACTGGCAGTTCGCCTGGATTCCACATGCTGAGGCACTTGGGTTTGTAGTCCTTGCGGAAGCCGGCCTTGATCAGCTCTTTGGCCTGCTTTGAGTTGGTACGATCCACGTAGACGTCTACCCAAGCAAAGCCACAAGCACCACGGTCACCGCCCCACTTGGCGTACTCTGCTTGGCTTGCTTGTTCTGCAAAAACTTTACCTGCTGTGATGAATTCTGCTGTTACCATCGTCTGCTCCTTAGTGTGTTAAGTCTGTATTATACAGTCAAGTGTAGATTCTGTCAAGCCATTTCTTTGAATACTTTGTAGCCCTTGCCCTGTAGCACACGGAGAGCTTCACGGATCTTTTTAGCATCTTCTTCGTACCAGTCCAGCATCTCTTTGGCGTCTTTGATAGTGTCTGAATCGTGTTCAACACCAAAGAAGTTGTGAGTGTAGAAGTAAAAGGTCTTGCCATCCTCGTCACGTGAACGTTGAATGGTGCCAATGTTCTTGTACAGTTGAATTTCGTTTAGCTTCATGTGTGCTCCTTAGTGTATGTGTGTATTATACGATCAAGCCAAAGACCTGTCAACCTCTAGGGTTAATCGTTTGGCAGGGTGTAGTATCTCCCCATCCCACTCGAGTTGGCTCTTCTCGAACTCGGTCATGTATGAATCCTCCACGACGCCGTAGCCGATGATATACTGACGAGATCCCAAGTCGTCCCACTCGATCTGACCACGGAGAGCTTCTACCAGCTCAGTGATAGCTTCATCACTGCGACCGTGATCGCCCAGCTCGTAGAAGTAGTCTTCACCGCCCTTGAACTTCCAATACTGAGGGCACTCACCGGTACCGTCCCAATCGTGGGCACCATAGTTCTCCATGTACTGTGTAGTGATGTGCAATTTCATATCAGCTCCTTAGTGTCTATGTATGTATTATACGGCCGGTTTAACCAAATGTCAACCCCTTTTGGTGTTGTATTTTCGCCACGATCTTAGAGTGTGTAACTTTTTCATAGATGACTCTATCAGGATCTACGTGATGATCGAGACGATGATCAAGGTGAGTCCCAACGGCGCTTCACAGCGGGTCGGGACTCGGGGTTTGCCGGGACACTACCCCCGGACTTGGAGCGACTGATTAGAGTGTAATGCCTAGGCTCTTAGCCTTATAGCCCAACGCAACGATCTCGCGTGATGGACGGCCCAACTCGTATTCTGTAACATCAACACCATTACCAGCGGTACGTGTATTTGCGTAAACAGCGTAACCAGCTTGACGAAGACGGCTTGCTTCTGCGGCCAAGTTGCCGATGCCCATCTTCTTAGCTTGAGCGGCAGTCAACTTCTTGCCAGCTTGCAATGTTTGAAATACTTTACCTGTTTTGGTTTCTAGATTGATTCTTTTCATTTTTATGTTTCCTCTGTAATTGTGATGTGCTCTCACATCGTACATATATTATAGCACCTATGCCTGCCCTAGTCTAGCTTTTTGGACTTTTTCCTCCATCGCCCGGTCCCAACTCCAGTCTAGGCTAGGACGATTGGTTAAACCAAACTTCTCGTAGCACCACTGCGTGAGGTTATCCAATAAGGGGATACCTGGGATCTCTTCAGCTGGCTCAAACCAGTCGTAGCTGATCTTGGCAGTCAAACCTTCGACTTCAGGGGCGAATTCTTTCATACCGCATGACTGAAGGTTCACAGCAGTCTTCCATCGACGGACCAACAAGGCCTCGGTTTCTTTCCAATGGCGGACAGCCCACTTCTGCTTGCGTTTGTTAAGTGTTGTAACTACGCCACGGACTGCATCAATGCGTTGTCCAAGGCGCTCGATCTCGGGACCAGCATCTCGCCAGTCCTTGGCCACGAGGGCCACGTATTCGGTCTTATTTTTTGATTGAGACATTAGCACGGAAGAAGGCTCCTAGAACCACAACAGCAAACCACGTGGAAAGGTTGAATGGAACAGCGATCGCCGGGAACAGCGTGTTGAATGCCCAGATGGTTAAGAACGGGCCAATCAAGACCACGATCAGGATGAGGGCGATCAGAGCGATGAGTTTAAACATTTGTTAATCCTTGTTAAATTAGTGAGGGCTCTCTCGTTGGCCCTCGCCACGGCACTTAGGCAGATTACATCAATGCTTCACCAAGCTCAGCCTTGATAGCTTCAATGGCCTTAGCTTCGGTCTGCACAGCAACAGCTGGCTCTTTCTGAACTGCTTTCGCAGGCGCTTTGGTAGTCTTCGCTACCGGAGTCTTCGTTGCTTTAGCAACAGGCTTAGAGACCTTAGCCTTAGGTGCGGTAAGACCGCGTTTATCAGCGGCAGCTTCGAGAGCGGCCTGTACAGCTTTGTTAGTGGTACCATTCTTAGTTGCGAAATCAATGCGAACGAGGAAGGCAACTGCGTCCTCTTTGGTCATTGGCTCGCTCAACTCGATGATATCGATGTTCTTGTGGCCATTCTTCTGAAGAACTTTGGTACGGAACGCATCGTTACAGAAACGAACTTTGTACTCGCCGTTGAGAGAAGAAACGCCTGCATGTGAATAAAGATTGCTCATAAAAACTCCTGTGTGTGTTAAAAAATTAATTATACTGCCAAAATGCCCAAATGTCAAGCCCCGTGATAGGGACTGTAGATCTCATCGATTTGGTCCTGTGGCGTTTCTGCCACACCCGTCGACTCAATCCACCCGTAGACCTGCTCGATGGGGCACTCAAGCATCATAGCTATGGTCTTTGGGCTATAACCCTCGATATACAGTTGCTCGATATCGTAGGCTAAATCTTTAATTGCGCTCATCTTGTTCCTTTAGTAGTTGTTGAACCATCCAATCGATTACTTTGCTTTCATTCATCAAAGGCCTCCTCGCCCATTTCAGTTACCGTTTCTTCCACAACGCCAAGATCGACGATGCGGGCCTGTCCGTCACTCACACCCTGGAAAGCACTACGGAATGACTCATGCTCTGCTAGGAAATCGAATACATCGTATCGATCCCAGGTATCAGGCACTTCCAGCTCTTGATACAGCTCAGTTCGTACAATGACCTTCTTCATACAGTTTCTTCTTCCACGTTAACTGCCTTGAGAGCCTCTGCAAGAGGAACAAGGCCTTCCTTGATTACGCCAGCTGTGTCGTAAACAGCGCCAGCATACCATACTTCATCCTTCATCACGTAGTAGAACTCAGCACCACAGTTGTGAACCTGCTCAAGGAACTCTTCGAACGTGTGCGCTACTTGCCAAGATACATTCTCTTCGCCGCGATCACGACCGTAGAACGTAGTCATGTTGCCGTAGAGCTTGTCGTAGGCTTCGCCGTCCATTGGCACTTCAAACTGGCTAAAGGCGTGCTTCTCACCGATCTCAGCTCGCAGGCTACTCAGGTCTCCTAGCGCGACCAAGTTGTTGGCCTTTGCTGAATTGTAGTGTTCCTGCAGGATACGGCCGTTGTTCTCAAGATAGCCATCCCAGTGACAGTAAACGCTTTTGCAAATGTCACCATGCATAACTGCGATACGACTGCGTGTTCCCATTAGTTGCTCCTTAAGTGTTTAAGTGTATAGTATAGCGTCAATTTACCAGTCTGTCAACCAACCCTACACTGAGTAGGGTTAATTGTGGCTTTAATACAACATCACTCTTCTTCCTCTTCGGCGTTGTCTTCTTCCCATTCACGGATGCTTTCGGTGATGTTCATGCACTCGTCGATCTCTGGGTTGATCTCTTCGGCTATCTGATCAGCAGTCATACCAGAGAGCTCGTAGTAGTCATCACCGTTCTCATCGAACAGGCCAGCAAAGCACATGCCTGACTCCCAGTAGATGAGCTTGACCTTAAAGCCCTGATCCATGAACTTCTCCATGGCATTGACTGGAGGAGCCCAAGCACTGTCAAAACTCATGCGTAGAGCATTGGGACCATCTTCTGTGATCATGCCGTCATCGCCCCCCACATCCCACTTGGTGCCCCACTCGTTGACGCAGAAGTCATACCAAGTAGAGTAACCATACTTCTCTTGATTGGACTTCTCAGCGGCCTCAAGAGCGATCTGCTCAGGATTATCATCGGCTCCTACTCGACCTGCCACGATGTGGAGATCTTTGGGCACGGGCACGAACTCATCCAGCAAGCGACCATCAACATAGGCTTTCTTGGCCCGCTCAATCATAGCAGGATCTTCGTGAGTTAGTTCTAGATAGTTGTTGCACCAATTAGGCATATCAAACTCCTTTTAGTCGTTGAAAAGTTCTGTAACGCATATCAAACTTGATGGGCTTGGAGAACACCTTGTGTTCGTTTGTGCCCGCCTTGATGTAGGCAAGAAGTTTGTCCTTCTTGTCATCAAGCACATAGACATGATTGGGGCACTTCTGATTACCCCAATCAGTTGTTTCTCTAAGGAAGATCACGCAGGCTCCTTCTCTGCGAACAGGGCCTGCATATCACGCATGAATCGACGGTAGGCCACCTTCTGGATCTGTGGAAGTTCATCTAAGGCTACTAGATCGCCCATCTCCATGACTGCTTCGAGCAAGCCAGGATGGCCGTTGACACGCTGATAAGCGGTAACAATCTCAATTGCTTCGGTGATGTCCATCTGATAGATGTTGCCATTGCGTAGTGTAGTGATAGTTCGCATGCTCGCTCCTTTTTAGTGTATGTGTGTATTATACGATCAATCTATCTGGATGTCAACCAGTTTTCCATCTCTAAAGATAAAATATTCGTTGATTTGGCCGTAGTAGGCCCAGATACAGTTGTTGCCCTGGGTCAGGGTGTAGGACTCGACTCCGCGATTCTTGTAGTGTTCGGCCACTACCAGGACTTCGAGTGAATTCAGTGTGGGATCAATTCTAACCATGTGTGCTCCTATGTTTGGGGAACTCCGAGCTAACTTGTAGGTCCGTCCCCTACAGTAAGTTGCCTTCGTCATTACTGCCTAGATCATCCGCCAGCTTCGCCCGAAGGTCTGCCTTCATAGTCCTTAGGATTGCGTAGGGCGACCCCTGTGCTCCTCTCCTAAGGTCCCTAGCGGTCTAGGTAACCCCTAATCTCTAACTTAACTCTAGTATAGCACCGGTTAAACCATCTGTCAACCCCATGCGTTATATAACCCTATAACTCCTAGGGTTAATGCTACAACGTTAACCAACATCTGTGGCTTATTTCCCACACGGATAGTCCAAGCTAAGAAACAAAGGGTACCAACAAAGAATGATGGAATAGCATATGGATACATGCTAGGACCTTCTCCTGATAGTAATAATTGGTTGCCAATAGCATTACAAAGGTGCCCTCCGATGATGCCTATAGCTCCTACCCACTGTAACAGATCATTAAACTTCATTCTTAATCCTTATCACGAATCCACTGTAGTCCTTCTTGGCGCGACCCTTAGCCTTCAATCCCAGCATGACTCCACGTGGATCCAGGAAGCGAAGATCGGTCTCGTCCGCTGATGGAACTCCCTGGGGGATCTCATCGTATACTGCGACAACACTCATGCCCTGCATTAATGCCTTGGCCACGTCCGCATCATTCCCATCAGCCTTGCTGAACGTGAGGTGATAGTTGGAGTACTGCGCAACCTTACGTCCTAGTACTTTAGTATAATCATAGAACTGTACTTCGGGAAAGATCTGGAAAATGTTAAGACCCGTGCCGTTGACCTCATACTTCTCCCAGCTGAGATCTGAGGTACCATTCAGACGAAACACGGGCTTGAGCCCCAGCTTCTTAGCCAGCTTGATCGCCTTATGGATGTCCTGGGTCAACCAGTTGAAGAACGTAGTGCGATCTTCAAAGAACATCTTGGTCTTGCGTATACGAGCCTTTTGGATCGTATTCGTCGTCTCACCCTTCTTGAACATGCCACCACGGCCCGCTGTATTGAGACAAGCCGCTGTACATCCTGCGGTTCGCTTGGGACATGTTTCCTTACCTGAAAGATCAGCTGGGGCCAAGTGTAGGATGAAGCTAAGATAGCCCAGTTTCGTACCCTTCTGGATCTTAGGGTTAGCTGTAGACAATAGTTTGAACATGTGCGCTCCTTGTAGTGTATGTGACTATTATACAGTCGGTTTTACCACTTGTCAACCCCTAACAAACTCTACTAACTCAATCTGTTGTACAAAAGCCACGAACTCGTCATAGCTTACCAGACTGTAGGGCGAATGATTGTAAAACTCTCGCGGCATCCTAACCTCGCGACCATCCTTCCGGCACTCGTGGAACATCTTGATGTTGTCCTCTTCGACATCATCCCAAGTCTGGTACTCGAATCCTTTGTAGGTGAAATGTTTCATTAGTCTCCTCTCACATCAGTGTTTAAGGCGGGCATGATAGCTCTACGAAGCTCTACTTCTCGCTTGTGAGCCTCTGATTTCCCACGTATGATCTCATGAACGATGATCTCGATCTCGTCCTTGGACTCCAACTTGCGAAGCTCGGCACACAAGAGCCAGTTCTTGTCTTCTGTCTTAGCGCGATAGAAGTGCTTTGCGGCACGACTCAAAACACTCTTGTTCACAGTGCTCTCAGTCTTAGCTGTCACGCCAATGTAGTTCTTGCCGTTCACGACCAGCTCATATATTATATGATTGCGGTCTGTGCGCTTTTTACGAGTAGGCTTTTCTAAGTTCATAAGTGTATTGTATATGAAAAAACCAAATGTGTCAACCCCATGATGCGACTAGGGTCTTTCCGTTGTATTTTCGCCACACCGG